CCGGCCACTGGAAGCGACTTTGCTTCGTTCTTCTTGTCCCAGACGGCAAGGTCCGCGTCATAACGGATCGCCAGCTCGTCAAGGTTAGCCTGGTTTATTGTGTCCTTCAGCACTTCTTCCGCCGTTACCGAGCCGGCGCCTATCCCTGAAGCAGCCATGGCTGTGCGCTGTTTCGCCTGAACGCCTTTAGAGGCCTGCTCAACTGTGATAATGTCGCGCGAGCCCTGGTCGCCCAACAGCCTGGCTTCCTGGTCAACCTGGTCCGCAACGCCATAGTAATACTTCTTACTGGCGGCCCCCGCGTCCTTTTGGGCCTGGGACTGCTGAATCCCGGTGTATATGTTCAGCCCGGTAGAAACCACCATCATTGTCGCGGATACAGGATCGCACATATTATCTCTTCCTCTTTAAAGTGAATTTCAAAAAAGGCATCCCCTGCGGTCCATGCGGCGCCGGCGCTTCGAACTCCGCGCCAAGCCAGGTAAGCCACTTGATGGTTTTTAAGTACCTGGCGTCCACCCAGTTCTCCAGGTGCGGGTAAACGCTCAAAAAGAACCTTACCGCGGACCTGCTGAGCCTCATAAACCTCTTCTTTATCTGGTCTATCTCGTCCGTGCCCAGCATCCAGATCACGGCCTTGTCTCCTATCAACGCGCAGGGGCAAACCCCGAACATGGCAACCGGCCGGCCTTTATAAAGCGCCGTATGGCATATGGCCGAAAGTTTTATCCCATGCCTCAGCGCTTCAGCCGGAGTGTGGGCGTCGGACGCCCATATTTCGTTAACGTCGAACTCTCTCAGCCGGTCCTTCATCTGCTCAACATCTTCCGGCACCGTGGTCCTTATCATAACCTCACCGTCGTCATAAAATATCATCAGTCCCCCACGTTCACTTTGGGTATAAGAGCCAGCACCGTAAGCGGCAGCGGATCCGACTGCTTAACCATTATCCGGCCGCAATTCTCGTAATCGGCGAACATCGTGGTTGTATAATCGCCTGTTTGCAGGGCTATAGGCTCCCCAAGCGGCTCGTTAGTCCGCTGGACGAACTCTGTTAAATTGTTTTCATCGGGACCCACCTGCCCGCCGCGGGAATTAAGGTACCTTACCACCACTTCCGGAACCTGCACCTTGCGCCCCTGCATTGTCCCGTCCTGCAGCGGGACATCGAGGTTGAGCGTCTCGAGGATAGAATTGTAAGACAGCCCCACATGGACAATGCTCGCCGCCGTTGACAGCGTTATGGCCCCGGCTGTTACAGTCAGCCCGCGCACGACATTGCCGTCCGCAAGGGCTACCACGGCTTTTCCTTCCAGATGGTCAAGCCCGGTTATCACATCGGCCGCGGCGCCGCGATAGGTCAGGCCGCAGTCCACATAGAATTGCTCGGCCGGCAGGGTGGAAATGGACCTGCGCTCCATTATCTCAACAAAGCGTTTGTCGCCGCGCTTAACGCACAGCCACAGCTCGTCGTAACCGTCCCCGGGTATACAGCAGACCGACTCCACAAGCCCGTCGGTTTCGTGCCGGGTCCAGGCCACCACTTCCTGCTCGCGCATGTAGGTACAGCTAAGAAGCACGCCGTCGTCGCGCACGGCCCAGATAAGCGAATCCGGCTCCTGCTGGTAAGCCATGTCCACTATCTTATGCCCGGTAAACAGGTGATTTGAAAATATAGATATATTGTCCCCGGTATACCCGGCCACGTTGTAATCGTAGCCCAGGTCTCTTACCGTGGCGCCTGAAGGCAGGACATGAATAAGCCGGTTGCCTATCATAAGCGGCTGAAGGTTCGAAGTCCCGCGATACCCCTGGTTCTCCACCTGCACCGAAGTGGGCGAAAATATGCCGTCAGATCCCGGGCCTATAGCCCACTCGCTGGAAGATGTCATCGCCACTATTTTCCCCATCGGCACCAGCGCGCGGATCCCGTTTACCTTATACGCCGGAAGGTTTATCGATATCCCGTCAGCAGCGTCTACCCCGGTCGCAAAGTTGGTATAATCACCTGTCTGGGAGGACCACTCGGTCTGGGGCTCCGCATAGGTGTTGGCATAGCAAAGCCGGTCCTGGTAAAAACCGACTACAGCCGGATATCCGTTCTCGTTCGACCAGGAACCCTCGGACCAGTCGGCCGTGGCATCAACGGCTGCCGCTGCCTCTATAACGTCAACAGTAGCCACCGTGGCGCTTGTTACCGCCGTTACCTTAACTATCCCTTCCCTGATGTACGGATCGGTATTGAGGTCAACTATGATCGAACCGGCAGAACGGACCACCACATACTGCAGAAGAACGAACTCATCCTCGTCGCCGCTGGCGTTAAGCGTGGCGATAGAGCTATACTTCCTCAACATCTTCCATGTAGCCCCGTTATCGGTCGAGTACTGCAGTTCGATGGATCCTGTAAAAGATGTGCCGGTCGCGCTTAAGCGCCACCCGCCCGCGCAGTGAATGCTTGCCGAAGTGTCGTTTGCCGAATATGTCCCGCCGGTGTGCTCCCCGGGCATATTATGCGAGATCTTAAAAAGGGCCTCTATGTGGTCGGCGGTAAACAAAGACTTCGAAGCGGTAAGTGTTTTGCCGGTCCCGGAAACGGCGCTGACGTTTAAGGTAAAGGCCTCGTCAATATTGGAAGGCATAAACGGTCCGGTGAGTATCTCCAGGTATTCCATTTCCCAGTCGTCATGGTCGAACCTGGTCAAGGTCTGCTGCTGGATGTCCGGGTGCGTTATATAAAGCACGTCCGCGGCCTGCGTATAGCGAAGATAAGGCAGATCCGCCGCGGCATAGGGTGTTGATATCTCGTAAGGAATGGTTTCAGGATCGCTGGACATCAGGGTCCAATATGTAGGAGAGCTTGCCGGCGTGTGGCCCGTTCCGGCCTGAATACAGCGGTAGATCAGGTCCGCCGCGGTAACATAATCGTTAACACTGTAGGCAGTGCCGGCGCCGTAAGCGGCCGCCGTTCCGGTCCACAAAATAAGCGCGCCGTCTTTATAGAAGCGGCAATAATAGTCTCCGAACTCTATTACATATGACTGCTCGGTGGAAAATTCGAAAGGGATAGTGCGGATCTTGCTGGTGGAGGTTTTGACTTCGCTGGCCATCCTGGTGCCTGGCCGGTTAGAAGCCCCGCCGTGCGGATGGATGATGAAGTTTTTCGCGGTCCTAAGCCCTATGGAGTATTTCGCAATGTCTACCCGTGAATGCAGGCTTGGCGCGAACTCGCCTCCGGCAAATGTGGGCTGTATATGGTGCATTCTCGGTGTTACCTCGAGTTAACGTATTCGGAAGACTGCTCCGGCGTGTTCTGGCTCTCTCCTGCGTTCATCCTCATCGCCTCGGGCTGCTTGGAAGCGAACATCTGCATACACGACAAGGCCAGTTCGTTCTTTCCCGTTATAGGCACCGCCAGCGCAGCGGCAAGGTGCCACGAAACGAGATCCGCAAACATCGAATCCCAAACAGCGGGGTCTTCTACCTGTTTGGTGTATTTCAGATAGGCGCCTTCCAGGTTACAGGCTATAGCCTGAACATTGGTCAGGGGCGACATAACCGCCTTAAACTTCTGCGGCCGCGGCTCGGTTAGCGTGCTTGCGTTTAGCACCGCCAGGGCGTTAAGGCACTTAGCCGGCTTCTGGTAAAGGTAATCCCAGCCCAGTATTGACTCCCCGCTTATTAAAACAAGGGCTTCTATCTTTTCCGCAAAGTTCCATGGGTGGGCCCTTAGCACCGCGTCGCGCGAAAGATCAAACAACAGTTTGCACTGCTGAGCCCCCGGGTTTACTTCATCCAGGGACGCTATCGTCTTGCTTTGGCCGATGTGGCTTAAGGCCATGTTGCAGATCTTGATGACAGTAAGGGCCATGTTTTATTCCTTTTAAAAAAATGAAGGCCGCCGCCGGAACGGCGGCCCCATTTCGTTATGCTCTATGCGTTACTACTTTTTAGCGTTGGCTGCCCCTGCTTTTCCGGTCTTCGGGGTTAGCTTCTTGGCGGCTTTTTCGGCCTCTTTAGCCTTTGCCTCGTCAGCCTTCGCTTTGTCAGCGGCAGCTTTCGCGTCAAGGAACTCTTTATCCTTGGCGGCGCGCTCTTCTGGCGTCAGGGCCTCATAAGCGGCCTTCTGCTCGGGCGTCATCTTGGCCACGGCACCTTTCAGGAACGCCGCGTCAGCTTTAGCCTGGGCCTCGGCGGCCTTCTTGGCGGCCAGCTGCTCTTTGTCGCCCGGCCCGGCCGGGGACTTGGCTGCAGGAAGGGAACCTGCCGGCTTAAAGTGCGGAGGTATTTTCTCCCCCGCCTGGGAATCGAACTCCTGCCCTTCTTCCCATTTCCGTCCCCTGAAGCCGTAGCTTGCCCGTATTGCTATATACTTGGCCATATTAAATCACCTCTTTATTAACGACATAACGGCCTTAGCCGTGTCTAGCCCCTTACCTCAACGTTCGGGGTAAGGAACGCGTCAAGCTTCGCCGTTGCCATCGTTCCGACAATGGTATAAAGAAGCCTGATATAGCGCTTCATTCCCTGGGGCATGCGGACCTGCACAAGCACCTTGTTCTTCGTCAGGCTGGCCAAAACTATAGCCGGAACCACCAGCTTGTCTTCGGCCGTACCGAACCCTACCGCGCTGTCGGTCTGCAGCGTTATCTGCAGTGATGTGCCGCCCGTAAAGTCCGTGTCCTTCGTCTTCACGACGAGGTACAGCTCGTTGCCAAGGGCGTCGCCGGCGGCGCCCTGGTCCACTATTTCGGAAGCAGCGGTTTCGGTCATAACCTGTCCGTCCGAAAGTAACAGCTTACTGTCGCGTATCATTTGTTTCTCCTTTGAGCCCCTTTAGGCTCAGTTCATCTTAGGGTCAATCCCGCGCCGGCTTAGGCTGCGGGGGTTACGGTCTCTTCGGTGTTAAGGATCTGGTCGCACTGGTGAATGGGTATCCCCAGGAACCTGGTCATCGTAAGGCCGTTCGCCAGGGTTTCCGTGGTCAGATAAACATTGTCCTTGTCCATCACCTTCAGCTCAAGCGCGGTGAGAACTTCTTTGTTGCAATAGAACACCGCTTTCCCTGCCTTCAGGTCCCTCATCTTGTTCTTCAGCTTAACCATAAGCTTGATAAGGTTCGCTGAAGCATCCTGGGCGTCGCCTGCCGAGTTAAGGTCATCAACGTCGATGTTGCATATACGCCCGGCCTGTTTCCAGTCGCGGACGCAGAAGCCTAAGTCGGCGTTGTACTTGTCAACATAGGCATAGAAAGTTCCGCCGCTTGAATCCCTTATGGGTTCAAGGCCTTTGTCAACATGGCTTATTCCCGCTTTGGTGCCCTTGGGGAAGAATCCGTGAACGCTGTTTTCGCCCCATACCGTAAGGAATATGGAAGTGTTCACACTGCCCCTGCCGCCGCCGTCCAGCACGTTGGCCTTTGAGTCTCCCTCGGTAAGAGAGGAATATATCGAAGCCAGGCCCGTGAACCCGTCGGGGTTAACTTTGCTGTCTCCGTAGAACACCTCGCCGGCCAGTTTCTGCCCTATGGCCTCAATGTTGGGGGCGTTCTCCGAAAGCCTGAAGCCCATTTTGTCGGGCGCCAGTTCCACCAGCTTTTCTTCTATTTCACCGCGGGCTTCTATCATCCCCGCCGTGAAGTCCTGCTGCTTCGTGGTGCTCTTCGAAGGCTGTACGCCCTTGTTAAGCTGTCTCCACGCGATGCTCGGCCAACCCGTCCTCATGGTGGTCCTGTGTCCGGTCTGCGTATTGCCTTCGACGACTATCATGTCGGCGATAATCTCGTTCTTTTCAGCGAGCATTTCCACAATAACCGCTGTTTTGCCGTTGGGGTCAGTCCTTTTGGCCTGATCCAACAGGTTTAACTGTCCTGTCCCTATTGTCATGGTACGCTCCTCGCGTCATTGGACGCTGTTTACTTTTTGCCCATCGTATCGCCGTAAAGCATTTCGGCTCGGTTTTTCTCTTTGCCGCCCGCTCCCAGTTTCCCTTCTACGAACTTGTCTTCCGCCATCTTCTCCCCGATCGCGATGAACATTTTGAGAACGTGTATATTGTTCCCAAGGCCGGTGCTAACGAGCATCTCCTTCAACTCTTTCGGGGCGAACACATTTGCTGCCTTTGCCGCCAAAGCAAGTTTTTTCTCGGGTTCCGCGCCCAGTTCTTTGCGTGATTCTTCTTCCCACGCCGTCACTTGGGCTTTGTAACCGTCGACATATGCTGTTCCCTGCTTTTGCTGCATCGTCACCTGCAAGTCCACAAGCTTCTGTGCGGCTTCCTGCGGTAGGTTAAACTCTTTAGCCAGTGCCGTGAATTGTTCCGCCACGGCCTTGTCGAGAGTCATTCCCTCCGGCAGTTTGAAGTCTGCGTACTTCTCAGGCGCGCCTTTCTTCCCGTCCGCTGCTGCTTTTGCGTCCAGTATTTCTTTATCTTTTGCTGCTTTCTGCTCGGGGGGCAGGGCCTCGTAAGCAGCCTTTTCTTCGGGCGTCATGGCATCTACAACAGCCTTAAGCGCCGCTTTTCCGGCCTCAGCCTTTGCCGCTGCGGCCGCCGCTTCGTCAGCCGCTTTCTTCGCGGGATCAGGCTCTGCCGGCTTGCGTTTTGCCGCTATGAACTCTTTATGCTTTGCTTCCTTCGCTTCAGGCGTCAGTGCCTCATACGCCGTCTTGTCTTCAGCCGACATCCCGGCCATCGCCGCGTTAACCGCTTCCTGGTCGTTTACGGCTCCGCCAAGTAATGTCTCTCCATGCGCCGGTGCGGCGGGAGCTGCTCCTGCTGCGGGTTTTCCTTCATTGTTATCTGGCATAGTCTTATCCTCCGGTTTTGTTATTTTTTGCTGTTCTGCTCAGAGAGGTCTTCTCTCTGCATCTTCTGGAACGCGCTGGGGTTGGCCCTGAATATTTGGTTGTACAGCCAATTCCCTACGCGCCTTTGGCCTTCGTTAAAGTCTGTCTGGTCCGGACATCCGGGCACGAACGAGATATGGAACATCCTTGCTTCGCTCATCACCCGCCACAGCAGCCGCCGACCTTCTGGGAACTCAAGAACTTTCCGGATATCGTTAAGCTCTCTATCCCTCAGCCTCTGTGCCTTGTCTTCCGCTTCTTTGCGCTGCTTTTTACTTTCTTCGCTCTGAAGCTCTATCTCGCTCATTTCCCTGCTCCCGCCTGCTTGATTAAGCCGTCAAGCGCCGAGCCGTTGCCCAGCTTGGTATCCGAAAGGGTTTTAGCGCCGTCCACCATAGCCGCGGCCGCTGCGGCCTGCTGCTGCATGGCAATGGCTTTCTGCCTGCCCTGGCGGATGCCGGCCACCTTCTCGGGGCTTCTAAGTATCTTTGCGCTTACGCCAAGGTTTTCCCCTATCTCATTAACCACTTCATCGGTATCAATGTTGTCCATTATCTCCAGGCCCGGGTTAGCCGCGGCAATTTCCCCAACCGTGCCCATAAGCTCGCGGATAGAAGTAGTGCCCATCATCTTCTGCGCCTGGGCCAGAGTCGAGATGTACTCTATCTTTATCTCCTGCCCGTCCAGCTCCTGGGGCGGCGGAGCCAAAAGCCTGTTGCGCAGCATTATCGCGAAGGTGCGGTCTATAATGCTGTCAAGCAATTCCGCGTACAGCCTTATTAGAATAGGGGCGATGGCAAGCAGCTTTTCTTCGCTGCGCTCAGCCACTTCCCTGGCCGTAACTCCGCTTTTGTCCAGCGACGAGATCATCAGGAAGAGGTCGGCAAAGAAGGTCCTGCGTATTCTATGGCTGGTTTTATCTATGGAGTTTTCTATCGAGTTAAGGTCCGGCTGCACCTGGTAAGCAGGGCGTACCCCGGCGTTCGGCACCGTGGCGCTTGAGTCAGTAACGCCTCCGGGTAGGTTGTTAACCACGCCCTGAACACTGGCATCCTTCTGCAGCGGAGGATCTACAAGCTTGGCCAGGCCTATCAGCTTGTCCCGCTCCATCCTCTGGAGCATCTTTACGTCACCCATGGCATTGTGCCCGGGCCCGGTGCCGTAAACGCTGTTTGTGGTGGTCAGGTTCCAGCGGGGGGATATTACGGGGAACTCTTCAAAGCCCGAAAAGCGCAGTACAGAGCCGGCCGTGCTGCCGTCAACCCAGTAAATCGAGCGGTATGGCATGTTCTTGGCGTCGAGCTGGTCCGGTATGCGGTCGTCGTTAGGCTCAATAAGGTGGTTAAACTTCACCAGCTCGTCCACCTGGTTCTTTTCCAGTAGAGCCTTTACAGTGTCCGGAAGGTTATCCTCGCCGAATTCTTCCTTAAGCTGGCCCGCCGTCATCCAGCCAACGCGCCCGAAAGTATTAACACGTCCGTCCGCGCCGCTGCCCAGGTAGTATTCCCCGGCTGTAAAGTTGCGGCCGCGCACAACATCCTGGAAGTCTTCCAGGATTATCGCGCAGGCCGTACCGAATCCCCCCAGCTCTTCGTACAGCGTCGCAAGCGTCAGGTAAATGTTGCTCTTTGCAAAGACCGACATCATGCGCCCCTGCACATCGTCCAGCCAAAGCTTTACGGACTCTATCTTCATCAAGTCCTGGTTCTCGAGCGCAAGCCGGAACCACGGCCTGGCGGGGCTTGCAAGGCCCGAAGCCATGCCGGCGGTTAGTGTCCCCAGGGCCTGCGTGGCTTCGTTATTGATGATCTTCTTATGGTCAATCTCTTTTGCCTTGCCGGGGCTTTCGTTAAAGAAACCCCGCGTCGGGCATATGTAGGCCATAATATCTTTCCAGCCGGTTTCCCAACTGGTTCTTGCGTCTATAAGGGCCTTTAGTCGTTTTTCAAATGGGGTTCTGTCCATTATGCTCCCAGCTTCGTTTTAAGGTTGCTTACCCCTGCCGACAGCGAGTTTAAGTCCAGCTTTGGGGCCGAGGTAACGCCCCGCGATCCGCTTGGCAGGTTGCCCATTATCCCGCGCTGTAGCAGCGCCAAAGCCCTGCGCCGCTTGATTTCAAGGTCGGTTATGTTCTGCTTTTGGGTTTCTGGTGTGCCCCCTTCTGTGGGCAGAGGATTGTCCGTGTTTGTGTCATTGTTCCCGGACGCCGGCTGAGGCTCATCCTTATCCGGATGTCCGCCGAATATGTCGCGAGAGAGCCTTGTTGCTCCATCATGCCACTCGGTCGCCGTTGGCAATACAATGGTGTCTGAAATGTTTGTCGGTAGCCTGAATGTTGGAATTTGAAAGGTTGGGACGCTCCATGAAGACCCTATATCTACTTTTCCGCCGCCGCCCATACTCTTTACCTCCCGCTATGCTAAAGGATCGTAATCGTCCAAAGGGTTCTTTTGTTTTCTGCCATGAGGAACTTCTACCGGAGCCACCATCATCCGCGCGAAAGGCCGAACGTAATAACCTATCGCTGTGCTCATTACAAAGTCATCGTTACCGCCAGGCTGCGCCTCGGCCTTGCCGTTCTTGTTTATTACGAAGGACATCATCTCGCTGATGATTTCCTTCGCCTTTATTCCTATCGTCCCTTCAATGATCTGGTTGTAAAGGTTGTCCAGTATCAGCGGCCTGGTGGCATCGTTCGTCCTGAACCCTATCCTGTCTGTTTCCTGGTTTGTGGCCTTGTCTATCGTCCGGCTGTAATAGATCAGGTTGTTCGGGTATTTCCAGGTATCCTTCAAAACGGTTAAGCTCGTCAGCCCGTGGTTGTTCGATTCCACCGCCATGAACGCCCAGTTGTAAAACTGGCCCAGCTTCGCCAGCTCATACCCCCAGGTCGACGGGTCAACATCCTGCTTCATGGTCGCCACAGTGTTCCCGGTGCTCTTGTCAATGACCGTTGCCGTGCTGAAATCCTGACCCAGTCCTTCGGCTACGTCCCCGCCTATAACATAGTGATGCCCGGGCTTGGGCCTCTCGTATATCCTTAAACTGCCGCTTTCGCTTGGAAGGAACTCAACCTTGTCGTTGCGCTTAGCCAGCTCGCCGTGGTCGATGGCCTCAATACAGTTGGCCTCGTAGACCCTCAGCCTTTCGGTGTTAAAGAACATCCTTCCTGAAAACAGGAAGGCTTCCGTTTCGTTTGCGGGAAACTCTTGAGGAAATAATTCCGGTTTAGCCATCGTCCTCAACTTCCACCTCCGCCAATTTATCCGTTCATCCGTCAAGTTGTATGCTTTTTTTAAATCCTTCTCTTCCTTCGTAAGAACCAGCGGTTTCTCCAGCGGCCGCGTGTTCTCCTCGTCGTCGTACCAGCCGAAAAAATGGCACTTAAACTCGCTCTGGTTGTTTCTAGACGCCTGCCAGAGCTTGTGAAATTGGCTGCCAAAGCCGTTTGCCGTTGTCTCTACAACTATATGAGCGTCGGGCACGCACGCCTCAAGAACGCCTGTCAACATGTCCGCATTCTCCCACCAGTCGAACTCCGATACATGCAAATGCGTAATGTCCGAGCCGCGGCCGAAAGCCTTACTGCCCGCCGTTCCGATGTAGAAGCTCGATTTCGTTTCGGGAAAGCTTATCTCGTTAGCGCTCTCCCTGCTCGTCTTCGGCCTTATGGCCATCGTATCGAGATAGTAATAAACCCTTGCAAGAAGCTTCTGTGTCGCCCCTTTCTCGTGGCTTATGACTACCGCCTGCGTGTTGTCTTCCAAAATGCAGGCTATCAGCCATTCGGCCAGGATAAAGGAACTTACGCCCGGTTTACGGGGCTTCAGCACAAGATCTCTATGCGTTTGATGCTCAAAGAGCAGGTTCTGTATGTTGTTTAAAACAAAAGGAACTTTCTTCCTTTTTTTATCGACTATCCACAGATAGTTTTCAATATACTGCCTGGCCGTGAACTTCTTGTCACGAAGCTCAAACATTTATCCCTTCCGGGGGGTTAACCTGGCCTCTAGGTCCGCCTTAAGCAACTCCGCCAGGGTTTTCGTTTGCGGATCTTCGGGATCCTGTTTCTCTTTAAACAGCCCCTGGCTCTTCCCAACCCAAACTCTGGCACCCTGCTTATCGCAAAGTTTATACTCATAGCTTTGACCTATTACTACTCTGTCTTTGCCTTCGCCGTCATATTCGTTGATTACTCTTATGGATTGGATGCACCGGGTGATTTTCTTAGGAAGGGCTGTTATTTTCTTCACGGAGCCGTCAGAATTGAACAACAAAGAGACATCTGCGTCAGCTTGCTCGCGCAAACCTTTTAGCACCCAATCTGCGCTAGAAAGCGTTCTCTCGCGCTGGTTTTTGCGTTCTCTCGACAACAGGCGTTTAACTTCAACATTCTTCAACAACCTGGGCCCTATCGAGTAAGCAGTGTCTTTAGAGTACCCCGCGCGTATAGCCGCTGCCGTCGCATTACCGTCGACAAGATACTCAACCACGAAAGTCTGCTGCTTCTGCGTTAAACCTGCCACTTAAAAGCCTCCGAAAAACCCAACAAAAAAAGCATGTTCCCCTACACTATAAGTAGGGTAAACATGCTAATTTGAGGCGTTTTCCGTCGGGGCTAATCTTAAAAAGGTGTATCGCCCCCGTGTATCAGTTTTCCACTTCCTTGCGCGCCACATTGCCGTCGAGGTCTAAAGATGCGGTTATCATATGGACAGCGTCGGTGTATTTCGGCCAGCAATCCTGCTGTATAAACCGCTTCAACTGCCTCAAAAACGGCAACAGGTTCAACAGCTTCTCAACCTGCCGCTCCGATATCTGAGGCCGCGTGCGCCGGTGTATCTTCTTGCGCCCCCAGCCGAAAGCAGTGGTAAGGATGATGATAGTACGCTCCTGCGGGGTATACTCCCTCTTAAGCTGGTCTTTACAGAACGCATAGCAATCGAGGTATTCGTTCATTTGAGCCCTGTTCTCGAAGTTTACCCGGTACTTCTGCGTCCTTTCAAGGATCGACCTCTCCAGGGCCTTTAAACGCCTTGCGCGCGGCTTCTTTCCCATCATCGGTCTCCCCTTCTAACTCCCAAAATCAGAATCAGGCACATCAAACACCAAACCGCGCCGTTCACTACCGCGAATATATAACAGGTCTTCGAAATCGGAGCGCCAAACAGGCAAGAAATAATCAACAAAATATCGCACACCAAAAAACCCAGCGCCGCGAGAATACCAACAAAATCCATAAGTTCCTCCTTCAGTCCCTGTCCCAATACGGCCGCTTTTCCTCAATGCCGGGCCCCGGTTTCGGGGATTCCGGCTTAACCCGTGCACCGGAACTCTGTTTAGGAGGGAACGCCTTTTTTAAAACCGCCTGCCGCGCGATATCCTCGCAGTCTAAACAAATCCCCTGCTCCGTAAGCTTGCTAACGGTACAGCGGCATTCCGGGCAAAAAGCGTTTCCCTTGAACGGGAACATTTTTGAAAAATCAGGCATGAAATATAACCTCCCTTCTCGTCATGTCAAACCCTTAACCGCTTCCCGTGCCAGCCGGCTGTGGAGAACGTTTCTTTGCGGCCGCAATAAGCGTTTGAACCCCCTCGAACCGCTGGGCCGAAGGAACGGTCGAAAGGAATTTAATATGCCCCAAATTAAACACCACATCGTTTTTCTTTACCAGGGCAAGAACCATCTCAAGCTTGGGAATATCCCACCCCCAATAAACCGCTTCGCCTTTTTCTTTAGCGAGCATTATATCCGCTTCAAGAGCATCACCTTCAAGAATCGTTTCTTTTGGAACAGACCCCTCCCTTACTTGCGCCGTTGCCGTGCCGTTCGGTGTTTCTCCCTCGCCGGCACCCTTGCCGGCCCCCGGCCCCTGGCCGGATTCCCCCTTACTATCCCCCACCACTTCAACACCCTTTCCCTTTCCCACTTCCAAGTCCCTTACACCTACACCCTCCCCATCCCCAACACCCATAGGCGTAATTTTGCGCTGAGTCCGCGAAGTCTTGCGCGCGCCCGGCGAACGTTTGCGCACTTCCGGTTTTTCAGATTTTTTTTCAGGATCGAGCTCAGAAACCTGTATTGTGTTAGGGTCGCCGGGCTTAAACTTGTTTTTCACCGGGCATTCCTCTACAACTACGGAATAACTGTACTTTTCGTGGTGATAATGGTCCTCGGTTACTGTGCAATGAATGAAATTAGGCAACGGCAGCTCTGATAAGCGGGAAGACGGCGGCGACTGCCTCTTCAAAAACGCCACTATCCAGTGTATTTTTACGCCGTTTACTTCCACCTCAACGATCTTTTTAGCCTTGATCAGCTTATTAATGGTCTGCTCAACCTCTTCAGCGGTAAACTCAAAGGCCCCCATTTTGTACTTTATGTCTTTAAATTTGGGTGCATACCCTCCCCAGTCCTCCGCTATACTCCAAAGCCTAAGATAAATCCATAAATGACGATCGCCAAGAAGCTCAACTATCTCCGTGTCGCTTACCAGGTCATCCATGTTGATCATCCGGACCACTGAAACCCTGTTAACAGCAATTCTGTTCGATGCCATCGGTTACCCCTTTGCTTCAATTATCTCTTTTGCCGTTTTACCGCATATTTTACATATTACCTGTTCACCCTCTGGGAGATGGGATTGGATGTGTTCTATGAATTTTTTATCTGAAAGAATGGGGGCTTCTGCGTTTTCGTAAGTCGCTACAAAAATATCGGGCTTGCAAGGATAGAATTCACCCTTAACTCCTTTGATTATCCAGTCGCCAACGCTGGCACGCATGTCGCCCTCGAGCGTGGGTATTACGATCTCTGGGATCTTACCGCCTTCCTCGCGTGTCCCATACCCAACCGGCAACTGCCTACCGACAAATGAAATGATTTCTTCTGCGTTCGTTCTCGTGAACTGCACCGCCTCAATGACTACCGGCTTCTTTCTAAACTTCATCACGCCTCCTGTTTCTCAAAATTCGGTTTTACAATGTCCGGAAAATACTTCTGCCCGGCGCCGTCTACAAAACACTTCAAATCGGGCTCCGCCGGCCGTCCCTGCACCTCGCACGCCTCCTTCTCTTTAAACGTCATCTTTGCGACCGCGCGCATTAACTCCATGCCCGCCTCTGCCTCTGATCCAATGACTAGAACTGTGCGCTTGGGTTTCACCCCTGCTGCCCGTTTCATTTGGTCCACCAACTCGTTCCGCATCTCACCGGGAATGCACTTCAGCCGGTACTCCGCCATGCCGTCGTCTTTAGATATCCGGCTTTCAATAAAATAACCGTCGCGCTGGTTTATCTCCGCTATCCTGCTGCGGACCGCCCAGTTCATGCAGTTAGGCCCCTTTCCTCGCACCATGATCTCCTTCACATGGTGCCACTGCCTATCGGAAAGGATATCGAGCACTATCTCGCAGTCGGTCATTTACCACCCTTCGAATTCCGGGAGACGATCCCGTTTATATGCCGTCATCCAGACCAGGTGCAGCTCGAAGCCCATATCAGGTGCTTCTTCCTGAAATTCGGCGCGCATCACATTTATCGGCTCCTCGCCGAAATCCATAATTATCCCGCCGCCTTCCAATGATGTTAGCTGAAGGAACGGCTTAGGCGTGATATAGTAATCCAGGCAGTACCAGAGAATGAGCGCCGCGATCAGAAAAAACAGGACAATCAGTAAAATGGTCACTTCATGCCTCCTTAAAAAATATGGGGCGGACAGGAGTCGAACCTGTCATTTGGTCTTGCCCGGCATTACAGCGCTGACCACGCATTGCCTCGCTATGCTACCGCCCCATCTATCTCTTTAGATCCTTACAAGCCCCTGCCGGCGGCCCCCAGGAAAGCATACAGTCAGGAGTCTTGATAACCTTATAGTCCGGGCCGTTTCGCTCGAGATCTCTTTTTCGCTCTTCAACACAATACGGATAAGCGCACTTCTCGCTCTGCTGGAACTGAATATTTTCGCACCCGATCCTCGCCGCCTGCTCCCGCCAAGCCTTTTCCCTGGCCGTCATCTTCAAAGCTTTCTTACTGCGCCTCATTTCGGCATCTCCGAGTATTCCTTGCCGTCTAACCGGCGCACATCATATTTTGCTCCGCACTTAAATACCCGGTTTTTTATGGTGCGCTCTCCAAAGTATTCAGATTTCATTCTTTTTGGAAAACGAGATCCCAATGGAAGAATTCTCCAGAACGACCCGCGCGGGATCCATTCCCCCCACTGCTTAAAGAAGAACGGCACGCCCGCCGCCTGGCACTGGTCCCGGACACTCCTGGCCCAGTCCGGGTGCATAGGACGCGCTCCAGGGCCGGACTCTCCGCCCATTATTACCCAGTCGAGGCCTTCTTCTCGTAGCTCGTAGTCATACTCAGCCAGGCCGTTTACTGTGCAGGGACATACTTGCTTTCCTTCCCAGAACCATTTGTGAAAGTCCACCGGCCCGAGCGCCGGCTCGTAACTCACGAACCGCTTGGCCGCCGGCGTCTGGAGCAGCAGCGGGATCCTCTCGTCCGCCGTCTTCTGATCCTCAACCGACACGCCGAGCCAGATGTTTGAAGGTGGTTGCCATCTATGAGCATACACATGAGAGAATATCTCTCTCATCCTTTGTGGTCTTTTTGTCAAAAAGATAAATTTATGTTGAGGAGTATCTTCGGCCATTAAAAAAATATCAATCGCCCATTGCCCCGGCACGCTCTCATGGAACAAATCCCCCATGAACTGCACGCCTATCCGGGCGGGCTTCTTTAGGCGGAGAGGGGCCTCGAGCTCGTTTTCAAGCAACATCGGAGCTATTCCGGGATTATAGGCGGCCGCCCGTGTATCTTTGAAGGGCATATGCGCCAGCCTCTTCGCCATCTTAATATGCCAGCAGTTCTTACACCCTTCCGAGACCGGCGTGCATCTCATAGCTATCGGGTTCCAGGTGTGGGTTAAATAACCGATCTTAGTTTTCTGCATGGTCATTCCCTCCGGGAAGCATCTTAAAGTTCCCCCCTTTAAGCTCATCGTAGTAAGTGCGCTGCAGCTGCGGGATCCACACGTAAGGCAGGAATACCTCGAGGAAGTCAGCCTGACCAAGCTTAATCATCGACATTTGAACATCTACCCAGTCAAGGACCAGCTTCCAGGCCGTGCGCTGAGATTGTAGCTTTATGCGTTCGCCAGTAGCATTGCTCGGTGTTTTCCTAAGCTGCGAAAGCAGTATCTTTTCGATTTTCTCGACTTTGGCCGGGAGACGCACGGCTACGGGCTTGCCGTTATATTCGATTTGAAACGATATCCCTGCCAGCTGCTCCCCCTCATAATTCTTCATAATATTTCGAGCTCCGGCTTGGACGAGTTTAAGCTCTATGAGTGAAACGGTGCGCTCAACTGGAACTGATGAAGTATAGTTTCTTATTTTTCGCATGATTCCTCTTTTTAAAAACTTCCGGGCTATCGTCCGGGGTTCACGCTTAGGACGCTTATGCCGTATTTTCGCCCGTCCTCTTACCGCCCTGCGGTCATAATACTCACCGCCTTTAGTCCTCTGTATTCTCCAACGGCTTTTTGGCCTCGTTCATGGGAACGATCAAGTGGACGAAAGATTTATCTTCTGTCATGGTTAGCACTATGGGATTCTTATCCCCAAGGAACGCCAACTCCAGCTCGTCACCCATGTGGCTCCCCAGGATCGCCAGCAAATGGCGGGAGTCCACCATTCTCTTTATCGGCTTTCCTTCATATTCCACCTTCACCGTTACGTGGGCCGAGGCCGTGCTGTCGTCTCTCGAGTCTATCTCCATCTCGTTATCAACTATCATCAGGCTCAGCGGCTTGCCGTCCCCGTCTTTTGCCACCACGCCGGCGGCCTCAACTGCCGGATAAAGCGCGGTCCGGCTAACTTTCACCTTTTCCGCTTTAGAGGTATCTGGTATAACTTTCTCCACGTCCGGGAACTTTTCCTGCAGCAGCTGAGCTATTATGATAATGTTCCTTATGGTGAAAGCCACGTTCTTGGTTCCAAGCCCCACGCTAACGGAACTCTCGCTGGAGTCGTCAGCGAACTTCAGGAACGCGTCAACCGCCTCGCCGGATACAATCCCTTCGAACTTCTGGTCTATCGCCGCCGTCTTCCTTGTCAGCGACAACCTGCGGCCGTTCGTGGCCGCAAGCACCAGGTTCCCTCCCTTAACAGCCATGTACATTCCTGTAAGCGCCGTCCTGTCGTCATCGCGGGATATAGCCACTTCCGTCCTGCTGAACATGCCGTAAAGATCCTTCTCTATCTCTTTAAAGCCTTCCTTCGAAGGCCGGCTTATCGCGGGAAAATCGTCCGCTTTTCCGGCCTGCAGCGTGAACTTGAAAGCGTCGCACTCAATCTTCATCTTCGCTTTTTTCTGGGCAACGTCATCGCGCACAGCTATCGATACCAGCTTCCCCTTGGGGAAGATCTTCAGGATATCCGAGAACCTCTTGAACGGCACCGTCACCGATCCCTCGTCGCCCACCTTCGCGGCCTTTTTGACTATTATGGTCGTCTGCAGGTTTGTGGCCGTTATCTCCAGCTCCTCCCCTTTAGCGCTTAAAAGCACATGGTCTAAGGGAAGGGGCCCCTTGTACTTACCGTCGCACGCCAAACCCGCCACGCCTACCGCCTCGCAAAGATCCGCGACCGAACATTCAATTTTCATGCTCCTCTCCTTTTTTCGTTTTTGATGTATCGCTCCAGGTTCTGCCGGGTAACAGTCACGGGCCTGGCCGCGCAGCTGTCAAGCCCAAGGTACACCGCCATAATGTCCAGCTCCCGCCTAACTATGATCTTATAAAGGATCTGGGAGGCGAACGTAGCCATGCCGCGATTAACCATCAGGCTCTGCTCTTCCCTGGCGGCCGCCTCAGCGCAAGGAAGGGCCCGCTCTTTCGTTTTGTGCTTCAAATCAACCAGCTCCGGCGCCTGCACGCTCGGCAGCGGCAGCTGGCTGCACAGGCCCAGCTTCTCCTCCTGCAGGAACCTCATGGAATCCATCATTCTCGTGTTGCCTACCAACACCTGCCCGTTCTGATACTCATTCCCGCAGTCTACCCACCAGACATTCGAGTGTTTCTTTAATTTCTTAACCTGGCCCTCTATCTGGGCCCTGGCCCCGGGCGAATCTACCGCGCCCACCACAACGGTTATTCCTCCAAATATATTGAACTCATGGTTAAATATCTGCGTACAGCTGTTGCCTATGCAAAGGCCGTAAGCCTGGTTAAATCTTTCGGCCAGAACAACGGCTTTAAAGCGGCCGACTTCGGCCGGACAAAAGTTCTGCCGGCCGATGTTCTTTTCTTCAACGATATCCGGGTCAACGAACGTCAGATTTACCGGCCGTTCCGTCTCCTTCATGTGATAAGCTATCCGCGCGAGATCCCAGGCTAAGAATCCCCCCGTGCCCCCGCACCCGGCGAGAATGACGTCCACCGGGGCTTTCTTGTCGAACAATATTTTAAGTGACCTGCTTATCTTGATCTCGCTGTTCATGGCCTCTCCGGAGCTTCTTTAATAGTTTCCAACACGGTATCGCTGAATTCCAGGGACGACAGCGGAAAATGATAGCCGTAAACACCCAGCCGGAACGCGAAATCATCAAATTGTTCATCTGGGGACGCCAGGACGCCGTAAATTCTGAAACCCTTCTCGTCCTTATCGTCCTCTTCCGAATAAAAGGCGTTCATTTTTGGGTGCGTGTGCATCTCCAAAACCACATTATCCTGGTCGGTGACCTCGTATGATAAGCTAGCCGCGGAGCCCGTCTGTGCCGGCTGGAATATTCTGTACTCGCCCAGCACATATTTAACCCTGAAAAAAGTCTCTCGCTCAGGCTCTTTTTCTGCCTCCCGCCTTATGGCGTCGAAAATATGCCCGGGAATAGGCTCAAGCTTATACACAAGCCTTGATTCTTCAAGGTCCGGCAACCCGGCCACCCTGGCGGGCGCAATGTTCTCTACGATATCAACTATCCAGTTTTCAGCGCGCAGGAAGAGGCCGTTTCCGGCAAGCACATAGTCATATCCCGCGGCCGGCAGATCCGGCAACGATTGCCCTCTATAAACAGTGTGATTGGTTAAATTAAATACAGGCAGCTTCATTCTTCTTCACCCCGGACCATTTCAGCGGAATCTGATTGAAGGCAGGTTATTAGTTCCCCAAGCGTGTTTTTTGACACGAGGGATGCCGTTAATTCGTTTTTTGGAAAACGCCCCTTTAATCCCTTATAAAGCTTGCGAACGTCTGCCCTGTGCGATTGACATTTATTCGCAACAAGATCTCCATTAAACTCGCTTTCCCAGAAAAGCCGCTCGGCTTCGTTTATGGTTCGTATGCTTCCCTTTGGAAATTTAACGTTTCCCGCGCAAACTTCGCCGTCATCATGTACGTTCGGAACCGGCGCGGCCGCAAGCCTTGTCGCCGCGGATATCTTGTCGCTCGTAAGCGCCGCTATATAGTATTTGTTCTTTTTGTTCCAGAACACCATCGGCGGCATAGGCACCCTAACCTTGCGCATCCCCTTGCTTAGGCTTATGTTCATTTGCCTTACCGCGGCCGGGATATAGATCATAACGCGTTCCTGGGCGCCGTCATCGTGGTAAAACAGAGTGTTCGGCTTCATTAAGCCTGTAGAAAGCTTAGCGGTCAGGTTCATCCGGTTAGCCAGGTCTGCGGCTGAAACCTCGTACTCTTTTTTCGCCCCGGTCTTCGGGTCCAATTGAGAGATAAATATGCTCTCCTCGTAAACATGTATCGACATCAACCATTTCTGCAGGTCTTCATCGGCTATTCTTATCATTCTGTTTCCCCTCCCAGTCGCAAGCTAAAACCGATATTTCGCCCAGCTTTTCTGCCATCTGCCGCAGGCGCGTTCTTTTGTCTCCATTTACCCAGTCAATGAAGAGGCCAAACTGATGATCATTTTTTCTGACTTTAGCGAACTCTTTAACAAGCGAATCAAATTCGGACCAGTCGGGGTTTGTCGAATAACCCAGGTCTTCATAAGTTAGATCGAAGAAATTGCAGCCGGTATCGTTGAAAACCCGTGATATAAAAAATGGAAGAATGTCCCAGGGCGCGGAGCAGGGGTGCTTTTCAAGGAAGGAACTAAGCAGCTGATATTCACAAGGCTGTATTGCTTCAAAAAAATGTTCCGGAAAAATGTCACCCTCAAGCTCTAAAAATGCGGTTATTGCCTCCTTGCGCAGTTCATTGTCAGTCATCGCCAACACCAGCAATATTGAAGGGTGGTAGCTGTCCAGTTCTCCGTCGCACCAGAACTCCATAGCGGCAGTTGTTACAGGTATGCCGCTAGAGAAAAAGTCCGAGGCAGGCCCACCTTCCATAAACTCATAATCCTGGATAAAAAATAGCTGTTTTTTCTGCACCTCCTGGCACACTATTCGGGCCAGCATGTCCATATCCATCCAGTTGGCAAACCGATCCAAATATGGCGCTATTTCCGGGGAATACGCTTTCAAGGTGCGTACAATGCCGGCAATAAGCGTAACATGGCTCAGCACGTCGCCATACCTGGTTAACTTAACAACCCGCTGAGAGTTTAAAAGCGATCCGACAGCCCCGAACGTTAAAATCCGGCGAGGAACTTCCGGGAACTTATTGGGCGGATACAAAGCAGCCTCCCCTTCATTGTTATGTTTGCCTTATATGTCTTTGCGATCTTCTCCACTTCGGTTTCGATCTCTTTTTCCCGCGCCCGGAGCGAGCCCAGCGTAAAGTTGCTGCGCACTATCTCGGGCAGTATCTTCCCGCCGGGAACGAACGGGGTCAGATCTTTCAGCTTTTCAAAAATGCACCGGGGGGTTATGCCTCCCTTGCCCCCGGCCTTTTTGACAAAAGTTACCTGCAGCCGTCCGTCCGGCAGTTTCTTCTCTTCCGTCTTCGCGTTCGCGAGCTCGGGGTAGAAAGCCTCGAGCGACTTCCTTACTTCCTCGATGCTGTACTCCGGACCCGGGTCGTCGAATTTCCTGTCGTCGTAAATAAACACCCGCCCCTTGGCGGCCTCGGGCGCCACCGGCGCCGCCGCCACCGCGGATGTCTCCGGGGCGGGCGGTTCTTTCGGCGGTTCTATTTTTTCAGTTTCGTCTGCCATTGGTTCAGTCCTCCGTTAAAAAGTTAACAAGCTCTCTTCAAACTTGCTTTCCGGCTTTACCGCGGCAATCGGCTTCACTGCTTCGGGCGCTTTTTTAGCCTGTTCTGCCCCCTTCCCGCCCTGTTTTGCGGGTTCGCAAGCCTTGGCCGCACCCTTGCCCTTCTTTGCGGGTTTTGCCGCTGTTCCGGGCTTTATATTCAACTTCCCCACTGACACGGGGCCGGGAGACATGGTTTTGAACTTTTTCCGGCCGGCAACCTTGATCTCTTTCTCTTTTTTGGGGCCCCTGTCGGCCTTTGCTTTTGCCTTCCCGGCCTTTTCTTTGCGCTTCTTATCTTCGGCCTTCTCTTCGGCTTTCTTGGTAGCAGCGTGCTCAGCGTCCTTTGCGTCATACAACCCTATCTGCTCTTGAACCATTGAGTCAAGATAAGCCGTATCTATAACGACCGGTCCCAGAACGAACTCGGACTCGTCTTTTTTTATCGTTATGAGCGCTTTTTTTGCTTTCGGGTTTGCCAGCCGCAGCGTGATGTTTACCCCTTCCAATTTAGGCATGGTCTATTCCTCCTTCGCCTTCCCTTCACTGTCTTTTGCCGGATCCGGCCAGTTCCCGTTTATCCGGACGTTGCTGATGTTAACGTCGATATCGAACGCCACTGAAAGCTTATGGTTCTTGTCGGACGCGTTAACCGTCACCGCGCTCATGTCCAGACATTTCTTTTTCCTGGCGGAGCCCGGCTTCTTACCGCCCCCCCCCTCGCGCCTTATGCACCAGCCGCACAACCCGTTCTCTTTTACCGGATGCTTCCCGCACTTCGTGCAAACTCCTTCAGTTACCTCGCTCATAAAATCCTCCCTTCCCTTACGGGTAAATTATCCTCAACTGCAGCGTCCTTGCTATTTCCCATTCCAGCCTGGCCCCGGTGGATCTCTCCCAGCCTGGCAAGAGGTACACCACTTCAGCCTGCAGGAGCAGCTCAATGCCCTTTCTGATGTAGCTAGAATAATCCATTTGCCTTGGCTCACGCATGGCAGGATTAAGCACTATATATTTGTCCTTCAACATCTCCTCCGCCTCAAAGAACGCCGGGTAGTTAAAATCCTTATACCCCGTCATCGGCCCGGCTATGTAGACTTTAAGTTTTTTCATTTCGGCGGCACCCTTTCCTGCAAGCACTTCGTACAGCGGAACTTCCCGGGCGAGCCCGGTACTTGTTTATAATCGTGGTCGCAGTACGGCACCGGCTGTTCGTCATGGGCGCACCCGTGGCAAGTACCCTTTTCAAAGTACTTACATTCGTTCGTGTTAAAGTTTGCGCAATTATTCCTGGCCATTATCTGTCTCCCGGAAGCAAAATTCCGTGTAACCTAAATTCCTGGCAAACCTCTTTCCAGCTCTCGGCGAAAAAGGCTATGCACCCGGCCTGCTTCTTGTCCAAAACAAAGGCCTTTTGATCGTCTATGGTTTTCATCCTTTTAACCGGCAGAGCCCCTTTTGAATACTTTTCCATCTCCCCAGGGGCCTTTACTTCTATATACACAGCCTGCGCCACCGGGTAACTTACGCTCAAGGCCGTTTTGCAGTCAAAGCGCACAAACCCGGCCGGAACGCACCCGTGCAAGTCCGGTATGCCGCTATCGCTCATCCGGTACCCCGTGGGAAGGCACTCCCTCACGCGGAATATCTTTATTTTTGCGAACGGCAGCCTCAGCAGGATCTCCTGCAGTACGCTCTCCTCGTCTATTTTCGGTTTATACAGGTCCGCCACGCTTTTCGGGCTCATGCCTTTACCGTCTCCTTTTCCAAAAATAGGGTCTTAAGCACCGCCTGAACCTCGTCCCCGGTCTTGGCTATATACTGGGTCTTTTGACGCGTTGTCCTTATGCTAAACAGGTCAGAAAGAATGGAAGCCCCGTGACCGGAAAATGTCTCCCTCTCGCAATCCCCCTCAACCTCTACAAGAAACCCATTAACAACGCTCTTTATCTCTATCCGCATGGCTCACCTGCCCTCAAGCGCGGCATTAACGGCGTCTGTAAGCCCCTGCACCGTTATTATCTTTTCGGCCACATCGTCCGAAATGCTTATCCCGAACTCTTCCTCGGCCGCCATTATCAGCTCTACATGGTCCAGCGAGTCACAGCCAAGGTCATCAAACAGGTTAGCTTCCGGCTTCACTTCCGATGGATCCACCCACAGTTGGCCTCCCAGCTGGTCAACGACCACTCCTTTAACTTTGTCTGCGGTTGTCATGCTTTCTCCTTAATGAATTAAATTATTGAGGGACAGCCCGCTTCGGGTAGGCAGTTGGTCTGCAACGAACGGGTGGGCTGACACTTTACAAGGATTCGAACCTTAACCACCTTCCAACTCAATTCATCAGGCTACCACGCCACAGCTCCCGAATCCGCTCCCGTTGTAAATATCGCTTCCAATATCACAGGGTCGCGGGCTGTCCACTCAAAGAACTATAAAAAGAAGCGTAGGCTGGGGGAGAGCCTACGCTTTGGGGGCTGTTCTAACTGCCTTGTTCAAGAACCTTTTAACCGACTGGTACTTCCTGCGCAAACCGGTATTAACCACCGCGCCTGTTTTCGTCAAACCATAATTTCTTTCCTGACCTGACGGCTGCCCTATCCCTATGTACACCGCCTTCCTTAACCTCTTAGCCTTTTTAAGGTTCACAAACCCTCCGATTTAAAGTTATCTATCCTTGCCTTAGCTTGTCACCCAACGCAATATTACCTGGACGGGTTTCCGGTGATAACCTCAACTCATACTCCTGGCCCCACGCAATAGCTCCCTTGGCTTGCTTCCTGGCCTGATAAAACAGTCCTAGAAAAATGCCGGCCAGGAAGAACACTGCGATCGCCGTAATAATAACCAGGCTATTGCGCCGCCAGAACCCATGCAGCTGCTGGTAAAGGCGGAATTTCTTCTTAAACGACTGAACGCCCTGGATGCTTATCATGGTATTTTTCCTTTTTTGGCTGACGCAAACGCTCATTTGAGGCCAAAAAAAAATTATAAGCTTTCCTCGCAACCCGAAGCGTCGGCGGGTCCCTTTGCCGGCTCCTCTTTATACTTCCAGTATGAAACCTTGTACCCGGCAGGGGCCCGGTCGGCGCACAGCTGCCCCATTGTTTTCCTTGCCGAACTGGGAATAAACCCAGCGCCCACAACTTCGCGGGTTACAGGCTCTTCGAACGATATGCTCCCGGTGCTTCTGTCTACCACGGCCTTGCAAGGTTTCAGCTTCATGGATCTTACCCTCCATTCTTCGATTTCCTTTGCCGCTTTGCGGTACAGTTTGTTCACCCTTCGGTTCATATACTCATTAAGCTTTCCGTTATCCGAAACATAGCGCTGGCAGTCACAGCAGAAATAGAACTCCCTCTCCACTTGGCCCTTTATGTGCATTTCGTACTCTATGTTCTCGTGCTTGCATCCAAACACCCTGCGCAGCCAAACCATGAACTTAACCTTCATCGTTTCTCCTTACGCCGCTCTTTTCGATTCCCACCAGGCCATTATCTCCTGGTGGTCAAACCGCTTCATGCCGCCTATATTATGCGGCCCCGGTATCAGTTTTTTGGCTATTTTCCGCTTCAGCGTTCTAACCGAGCATTGTAGAAACTCCGCGAATTCTTCCATTGTCCAGGTTTTATACTGCGTCATGGCGTTCACCTCATCCCCCGGGCCGGGTTCGTTCTGCCTGCCGGCTATCCCCCGGCCCGGTGTTCTTTATTTAAGTTCCCACAACTTAATGAAGTCTTCAGGCACAAAATCAAGGTTGAACTCTCTTTTAACCTTAGCAATGATCCCAGCTCTGGGTTCATGCTTTCCCTGAAGCAACTGCCGGAACAGCTGTTTCGAAATATTCAACTTACGATATGCCTCTTTGTGCGGTATGTGGTGAGTTTCGAGATGAAGCTCCAGTTTGATCGAATACATCAACCTTTTTCCGTCGTATTCCATTGTTTTTCTCCCTGGTAAATATCTTTTTACTTCGTAAATATCATTTTACTGCCGCACAAAAAAATATATGCGATAATATAGGCGTGAAGAACTTTTCGGCCGCATATTGCCTTTTAAAGAATGAAGTGATAAAATGGACGGCGTGGCATATAGTACCCGCTAAAGGAGCCATAGCCACGCCGTTTTTGAACAGGCAAAGGCCGCCTCTCGAAAGGTGGGTTTTCCTTTGCCCTTTAAAATGGATAGGTTGCTTAAGAATGTTTTTTTTCATTGGCTCGAGAGGCTCTTTTTATTTACCATAAAGCATAATTAATGCTTTTGTAATATAATTATATACTTATAGGAATATATTGTCAAGGGGGTAACGAAAGATTTTTTGGCCGGGGGAGCATTACATCTTGGGAGAGCCAACACCGTCGGAGATTGTAAATAAATTTCTACTTAACATGAAACTAATCAAACAGCGTTCGGACAAATTATTATTAAACGATTGCGGGATTATTCGAAAAAAAATAGGCTCGCGAATAATGCAGGCCCGTAAAGAGCTCGAGCAAACTCAAGTAAAATTTTCCCAGCAAGTCGGCCTCAGCCAGTCTCACCTGGCTAATCTCGAAAAGGGAAAGATCAACCAAATAGATACCCTCTGCAAAATAGCTAATGCTTTAAACAAGCCTATCTCCTGGTTCTTCCAGGAAGAGCAGAAAGGGGACATCCTTTATAAATCAGTCTTAGAACTTCAGCAGCAAATGGCCGAGATGAAGGAAAAATACGGTAAATAGGGGGCTAAATGAGGGGAATGACGTTAGTGCTGGTTTTGCTGGCGGGTTGCGGCTTTTTTAGTAAAGGCATGGCCTACGAGACAGATAATTACTCTATTGAATCTTTCTTCGAAACTCAATCCGTTTCTATGTCAGATTTCGCGCAGGCTAACAAGGATTACTGGACAGGAACCATCGTCCCCACTCTCGTAAACAACGCCTCTCTGTATAACGCCAGCTCCTATTCAACCTCATCGTCCTTTAAATATCCTATTGTTTTCGTGAATCTAGGCGGAGCTTTCAGTTACAAATTTGCGGAAAACTGGGTTATTTCTCTGCGCTCCATGGTTGGCGGAACTCACGGGGTCGATACAGCCGAGTATGCCGATAACGCCGGCGTCAGTTATTCCTCGAAATCTGAATGGCGTTTTAATACCACCGATCGCGGCGCCGGCATAGGCTACATTCTTAAGTCTCCACATTCCAGGAACACCACGGTTTTCCGCCTTTTTGCCGGCCAGGTAACGGTCAAACACGAAAATACCCTGTCTGAGATATACGACTTACGGTCAGTGGGGAGGTCGCGTTTAACGGCCGTTACTCCGGTTAGCAACTCTTACACTAAAGCCTATTACGAGCCCAGCTTCCAGCGTAATATATTTTTTTCGAGAAATTTCCCTTTAGCCCTTGGCCTAAAAGCCGGGTATATAATGGTAGAGAGTGAGGATCTTAGCGGCTACAAGCTCGATATAACAGGCCTTAAGCTGGGCCTTGCCCTATCCTATAACTGGTAAATAACATGGCCACCCCTACAAGCTCGTCGACTTCTTCACAGAAGTTAACCCCATGGGAACAAAAACGCTTGACAAAAATACCTCATTCTGCTATAAATATAACAACATCCCAGTTGAACTTCGGTTCGCTGGCCCCGTGCTCCTCGGAGTACGGGTTTTTTTATTTCCGGGGGTATTAATGCAAAAAAGAGCCATGTTCTTTATTGACGGGTTTAATCTTTTTTATTCCATCCGCGAACTCCCCAATAAGTCCTATCGCTGGCTTAACCTTGACTCCCTATGCAAACACTTACTAAATAAAACTCAGCTTTTCGGGAGCATTAAGTATTTTACGGCCTATAAGTTGTGGCAGCAGGAAGCTAATAAAAGGCACCAGCTTTATGTAAGAGTGCTCGAATCAAAAGGCATTGAGGTCTTTCCGGGAAAGTTTAAGGACAAAGACATTCATTGCAAAATCTGCGGGAGGGAGTTTACTATCCCTGAAGAGAAGCAAACAGACGTTAATATAGCGCTTACTTTAATGATGGATGCTATGCAGGACAATTTTGACGTCGCTTTTCTGGTATCAGGCGACACTGATTTATTGCCTGTTATTAAGTGTCTTCGCCAACACTTCCCTTCGAAGGAAATTGTCTCGGTCTTTCCTATAAACCGTGCCCCAGAAGAGCTAAAAAACCACGCTCACCGCCACATGAAAATAAAAGAAGAGCATCTCCAAAGATTTCAACTCCCCGATACTATTGATTTCGGGAACAGTGTTATTATTCAAAGGCCTGAATACTGGAAGTAATATAAGGAAAGCAACATGTTCCACGAAGAACGGCGCGGGAAGAACGGCATTATTCATGTCTATTGGAAAGAGAACGGTAAGGGCCGTTCAAAGGCCGTTGGCCTGGATAGGGACGCCGTAAAAGAATTCAAGCTTAACCTCGCAAACCGCCTTTACCGCCAAAAAGCCGGCCTCATCCAAAAAAACGTTCCTCTCGCGCAATTCTTTAAGGAGTACATAAACGAGTACTGCTATGCCAACAAAGAGCCCCGCACCGTTGTCCGCGACGAGATTACCCTGAAAACCTTCCAGGACCGCATGCCTTTTGTCAAATTCGTTCACCAGTATGACGCGAATGCGCTTATTTCATATAAAGGATTACGCCGGAAGGAAGCGAAAAAGGAATCAACTATCAACCGTGAACTGGGAACGCTCAAGAACGCCATGCTGTTCGCAGTAGAAAAGAAATATAAGGAATTTAGTGACGCGCAAAAAGTAGCGTTTTTTGAAGTTCCCCGGATGGCCCGAGACAGGGTATTGACCGATAAGGAGCTGAATACATTACTAAAAACATCGCTGGAGCCCTACCACTGCGCCTTTATGCTCGGGGCTTACGCCGGACTGCGCGCGGGAGAAGCCTGCCGGCTGGAGATCAAGGACCTCGACTTTGAGAGGAACATTATCCGCATACGCGCGAAAGCCAACTGGAAGCCCAAGAACACGCCGTCCGTCCGTGACGTTCCTATCCACCCAATATTAAGGACTTACCTTAAAACCCGCCTGAAAGCCTCCCCAGGGCCCTTCCTGTGCGCGTTTAAAGACGGACGCCGCCTGGATGAAGGGGTGCTGTCTTCAACTGTCTTTAAAACGCGTAAGGCTTTCGGCATACCGGACTTCTGTTTTCACATTCTCCGGCACACCTTCGTCACCCGCATGGGCGCCGCGGGCGCCGACACTTACTCTATATCAAAGATGATCGGCCACAGCAACACTAAAGTAACCGAGTCCGTTTACACCCATTTAAAAGATTCCTATTACCAGGATAACATTGACATGCTCCGCTATAAATTAAAATAGACCGCCGGATAACCGCAACCCGATTGCAACCCGCCCCCGCCCCTTTTGTCCTGCTTTGTCCTGCCGTGTCATTGTTTGTCCTGATAGCATTTCCGTCTAAAAAAAAGGCTTTCCCCGATTTATCGAGGAAAACCATTTTTTACACTGATATGCCGAGGGCGGGCATTATGCTTAGACGGTTATATTTTGATTTGCAACCTGTTTGAAATACAGCCAGCGCCTGGAACCGGTTAATTCAGACCACCCGCTTAACCTTTTCAGCGATAAAGCGGCGGATCCCGGCGTATATAGGACCGGAAGGCTTAACCTTAAACTCGTCCAGCGGTCGGATAACCACTTTGCCAAGGGATCCCGCGGCTTCCACAACCATTACCTGCTTGCCGGCCGTGCTGATTATCATGGCCACATGAATGACGACACCCGCTTTATTCTTTTTAAACGCCAGATCGCCTATCTCGGGCTGCAGAACCTCTCCGGAAACATCGTGCTGGTTCGCAGCGCCGTCCGGCGCCCTATACCCGATTTTACGGTAAATATATTCTATGGTTTCTGAACAATCTATTTTCTTGATATTCTCGGGCTCAACCGATAGATCCGTTACCTCAGCGCCATACTTATACGGTATGCCCTTCATCCTGGCAGCCAGGCCCTGTAGTTTAAGCTGCTCTTCCCTGTTCAATATCAGATAACTCATTCTGGCTCCTTTTGAAAATATGCTGTCCAGGAGCGCCCGCACTCACACTCGAGCTCTGCCGCCAGATTGTCCCTGGATCGTATTTTTGCGAAGTGCTTCCCGCCTCCCGGGCAGAGTTTATCCTCTTCCTTTATAACCTGTCCTTCAGCCATAACAGCCCCTTTAAAATTAATTTTACGGTAGACCTTGCCTCTATGCAGGTAAACCTCCAGCTGAGGACCCAGTGGTATCCTCCGCGGAGCATGTCTCTCAGGTGTATCATGCTGCCCCCCTTGGTACTGATCTTGGGCGCGTTATTTAGCCGGCTCGAACTTCCGAACGGTATCCCGGGCAGCCGAGATCCCTCCGGCGGCTATCAGGGTATCGATCAGCGTCAGCAGGTTATGGTCCATGCTGTAAACAAGGAACGCCCTGAAGATCACCAAAAAAGCCACCCCGTGGAGCTTCTTGCCATCCAGCAGGCTCCAGGCCTTAACCGCCCCGATGCCGAGCTTCTCGATAAATTTAGAAAGTTTCATTTTCATCTTATTTCTTGAAGCCGGCCACGACATCCGCGGCTTTCTTTTTCATTATATCGAACCATGCCGGGCCCAACACCTTGTCAAGGACATTAATGTTCAAGAAGCCGAGAATAGCGCCCTGTACCTGACCGCGGTATTTCTCGATTACTATGCCGTCAAACGGCTCAAGCATGGCGGGCAGTTTAATATCCTTTTCGAGCTTTTCGTTTGAAAAAGCCCGGTTAAGCAGGCCGTCAATAACAGCAAAGAACTGCTCCTCGTCTTTTATGGCAACGATCAGCTCCGCGTTAATGACAACGAACCCCTCTATAAGCTCGGCGACTAACGCCTTTGCCTTTTCCACAAGAACCTTATCTTTTTGAAGGTTCTCCAGGCACATCTGAACCAAATCTTTAGTTTCCATTTTTCCTCCGGTGGTCTTCACTGTCGCGCTTCAAATGCAAAGAAAGCTAACCGCGCCCACTATTCATGAACGCGGTTAGATATTCAATCCGTTCATTCAGGGAGCTTTGATGCCTTCAACGGTAACATAGCACGCCGAAGACGTCGCGACGGCCGGCGTGTCGCCGTAACCGCTGGTAAAATAGATAGCGCCAAAATAGCTATCATCTACCACTACCTCGTTCAGGCCCAGGTGTACACCGGTGGTTGACACCGCCACGGCATTCCCCCGTTTCATAGAGACACCGTACGGGCCCTTGTTCTGGATCCTGCGGACGATCCCTTTAGGTACCGCGGGCGTGTTAACCGTCACCCCGGCGACATTGGAAGTGATCAGTGTGTCGTACGAAACAACCGGGTTTGTAATCGTGGTCCCGGATTTGATCCTCGCCACGTTGGTGCTGGCCGCCTGGGCCAATCCTATAAACAACACTACAACGACCAAAGCCGCGATAAATGCGAAGGCTTTCTTCGTTATCGCGCTTAAAACCGTGAACAACATTACAAACAACCCTAATACGCTTTTCATCCACTTCCTCCTTTGTTGAATTTAACGGCTTTACTTACTACCAACCCCACGCAGGCCTCGGCAAATCTACCACCTCCTCTATTTAGTGTCGTGATTGTACCCGTTTATCCGGCCTACGGCCTGTTCTATACCCGACATGGCCTTAAGCTGTTCGTCCGCCTTTTCCAGCTGCAGATCTGCCTTCTTCAACTGAGCGTCCTGCAGGGTGGCTAGCTTATCATGCTCCGCGCGCTGGTACTGGTGCGCCTCGCGGCCCTCAACCCGATGCTGTTCGATAACGCCCTGGGTATTTTCAATTACTTTCTGCAGGTCCTCAACGATCTTCTGCCACCTGGCGTTCGACGCCTCAAGCATGTCTATCATACGGCACAGCAGCTTCCAGCCGCCAAAAAGCACAGCAATCGTTATTACGGCCTGCATTCCAAAGTCCTTAACCAGCGCTAACAGCTCTGTCATCTGTCCGCTCCTTTACCGGGTCTCCCCTATTTTTTTACTGCTTTTTCCTTATATTGGCGAAGTCGATGTCAGCACATAAAAATCATAAGGTAACGTTCCATAAAACTCTTTCCTGCTCTTTAACAGACAACCTCCCCGTTCTGGATGATATTCTGAAACCACATCCATTGTCTCCAGCAATTTAATGTAACCTTTCTCCTCCATGCTGTTCAGGTGCCTAAGCCTGGTTCTATTAGGGGAGATCGTGTAGATAGCGTATTTCGGGTTGCTGGACTTTCTGTAAGAGGTCATCCGAAAGGGCTGGCCGCCGGCGTCCTTAACATTGACAGCGCCTATGGCATCGAATCTACTGTAGGTAGCTAAGGTTGCCCCGTCTGCTGATGTGCGATACCTATCCTGCGGAAAGTGCTCAGTATAAACCAGGTAAGTTCTTGTCTGTGCAAAGCTAGTCGCCACTATGGACAGGATGCTTAGAATTACAAAAGCTGTTTTCTTTAACATTAATCACTCCCATGCCTTTTTTTGCTTTCATAATAAATTCTCTTAACCTCCGAAGAATTGAGGCAACGCTTCACTGTAAAAATCTCATCAAGAGAACCATTCCAATAGAAGGTAAACATCGACCCTATCTTTATAGGATAATTACCATCTATACCTGGAGTTCCTGCAGCACCAGAAACAGCTAGGTCTCCATTTACATACAAGGCATGATTTCCTGACCCGTCGTAGGTTGCTACAACATGGTACCATCTGTTCAACTCTATTGTCGGATTAGGCGAGATGAAGACGCTATAGGGGTACCCCCACAGAGCAAATTTAGGAACCCCCCCATATCCGTTGCCTGAATATGAATTTACGCAAAGCGTGTACCAGCCGTTATTGCTCCAGGCAGGATTACCTAGGCCAATCATGGTGTTCTGGTCTTGATTATCACCGGCCTGATAAAACCAAAGCCCAATTGAGAATGGGTACCCACTCTGCCCTCCCACTGGAAATCCTAGCTGAGCCGGGGTGAGTGTTGTAGTAACGTAAGCCGCTCCTCCAAAATATAGGCACGACCCGAATACACCAGATACCCACGCTGTGCTACTGCAACTGCCAGTATTAGCTCCTAAGCTGTCATTAAGCGCTGTGCCTGTGTTTTCGTTGCAGTGCCACAGGCTGGTTAAATCCACCATGGTGCCGCTCAGCTGGCCGGCTGAGCAAGGCCTAATCAAAACCAACAATAGTAGTAGGCCAATTATTTTTCTCATATCAATCCACCTTCTTATATCTAAGGACAACGCCAAACTCATTTGGCAGCGTTCCGGAGGCCGGGATACCCGTTACATGTAATGCCAGCCAAGAGCCTGGCGGTATGTTCTTATGAACTTCAATAATCCCGGAAGACTTGGTGTTCGCGGGCACTTCAGCATGGGTTCCCAAGATATATTCCCAAGTTACCGTTGCCCCCGTAGAACTGGAATATGCCAGATTATAATAAGTTGAACCGACGGAAGAAGTTCCGAAGTTGTAAAAACTTATCCCGGTTATCTCCCAGGTTGAATTCTGTACCCGGTAAAGGCCCCCGTAAATGGGGTTAAAGGTAGTGCTTGCAACAAAGACATCTCCGCCTATGTGAATTATGTTAGGGCTGTAGGTGGAAATAACTACGCCATCTCCTCCTCCCACAGCCTGCCACGAATAATCATCTCGAAGGAACTTCGTTCCGTCTGGCGTCCCAGTAAAGGTTGGAGTTGATCTTCTTACCTCAAGCAAACTAGCCGCGCTGGCGTAGTAATTAGCTAACTGCCCATCGAGCTTATTTGAGTTTTCTGAATAAGTTGAGGTTGAAGAAGTGCTGGCGTTTCCCGCCAAATTGCCGTAAAATCCGCTGGATGCAGTTACGCTTCCACTGACTACCTCGGATCCGTATATGTATGTGTTGCTTGAAATTTTAACATCGCCGGAAAATATCACGGAATGGTTGTCAGCAGTATGGAGGACTATCCACACTTTCGAGATCTGCCTGGATGTGCCGCCACCGGCGTGAATTGCTACGTTCATCCTGTCGAAAGTTTCCCAGCTGAATGGCTCAGAAGCCGCCCAAGGAGTCGTGGTGATTTCAAATGGCGGCAAGTCTGTCCAAACATTTCCACTGGTGTTTCTTGCGATGCCGTCAGCATAATACGTGCTGGTCTTTGTCGTGTCGGAGGATGTATAAAAAAACCATTGGACGGAACTATTTGATCGCACCCTAGCACAAACAGACATCCTAATTATGGTTGAATCTCTATAAAGTGTTGGGTTTTGCATACCGAAAGCCACCACTTGCCCCCCATTGTTGCCGCCATCGTGAACATAGGTAGAATCTGAGTCATCTGCTACCTTTTCTGCAAAGTAACCGCTGCTTGGTTCTTGCGCAGAGAACCAGTCTCCTGGATAAGGAAGTTCATTAACTTCTATGTAATTAGTGTTTGCGTAGACCAATTGACTTTTAGTAAGCACGGCATTCCCGACCCTGAGTTGATTGCTAATCTGAACGCTAACAGGTGTTATAGTGCTAGTCGCTATCAAATTTAACACATTGGTGCTACTTGCATTTACCGCATACTGCACCGTTACTCCTGCTGCCAGCTCACCGGGGTTAACGTTTGCGGCTGGGATAAATATATTCGGATAGCTCCCAGTCTGGAACGAAGACACTACTATTTGAGGATAAGCTCCTGCCCGCAAGGCTGAAGGGGAAATGGAGTTTATAGCAACAGAAGATACCTTGACCAGAGCAGAACCGTCCCCGGAAAAAGAGATCGCTTCAACGCGTCCATCATTGCCGTCGATGCTGACAGTAGGCGTATAAATGGCGCAAGTGGCGCCGACCTTCAGCGAGGGTGCCCATTCAGACTGCCCGGCCGTTACTTTAAGAGTTGAGGTCGAGGTCTGCTTTGACCACTCATTTCTGGAAACTGGTGGGGCGCAAAAACCTAGCGGCGATAACAGCGCAAGCAATCCTAAAATTAGTACACTTTTTTTGAACATCTACTCCTCCTTATGCCATCGAGAACGTCTGCCAATAGTTTGCCTCTTCGTCATAGTGCTGATACTTATGAAGATCCTTGTTGAATATAACATCCCCATCCTGCCATGTAAGTATCGCGTCACGCTGCGCCTCGGTGATCCTTAAGCCGTTTCCGCCGAGCGAATTCACCGCATCAACCGCCCGCTGGGCTTGCGCTGCTGCCACCCCGGCGGCCGCAGATGCCGAAGCGGCAAGGGCCGCCACCGTGTCTATCGCCACATTGGCGTCGTTCAATGCCTGGTACACATCTGAAAGAAAGTTCGTCATCTCTTCCGGCTCAACCACCCTGTCAATCGGATACTTCACGCAGCGGTCTATCTGTTCCTGGAGCTGCTGGTGTATCATCGCCACTTTATCCAGGGCTTTCTCCAGCACTTCCGCGTTAAAGTTCCCGCCGTTTTGCCAGTCTACATCCTGCGTCAACGGCTTCGACCGGACAAGCGTTACCTTCCAATCGTCCGGCACAGGGTCAAGTTCCGACTCTACCGAGGGATAGATAACCGCCGAATTATCGGTGTCAATAAAGTAATTGGCTGTCACCTCGGTTATTACGCCGGCGGGGTTAGTTAGGAATATTTTGATATCGTCTGTGTCGTCAATCGTGAAGGTATAGGGGAACGATGTTACGACCCCGTCCGCGTCATAAATATGTTTATTGGCCCCGGCCGCTACTGTCATGTTTTTGTCCTCCTCGCTACTATGTCTCGCCAGGTAATTTCGCCTTCGCCGCTAAGCCAGTCCATAAAGTTAAATACCAGGTTATTTATCTGCTGAGGGTACCCGCCTATAATGGCGCCGGCGCGGGCGATTTCTTCAAAGTATTTCAGGTCCAGCTCTTTGTCTGTAAACGCTATCCTGGCTCCGTCCGCAAGGGGATTGATTATGCTTTCAGCGGCTCCCTGCAGTGGGATCTTGGTGTCGGCGTACCTGCGGCCGAGCGCCCGGTCGACGCCGTAACCGGCGAAATTGTTAAGCACCCAGATATAGCTGAACGGCTGGACAAGGATCCTGGACCATATCCTCTTTTTCCTCTCTTCGTCATCGCCGCCGTCCGGGGTGTTGCGGATTATCTCGCGCCAGAAAGCCTCGTTCGCGCCCTGCAGCACCCAGGCAAAAAGCGTTGTTTTGGCCATCATCTGTATCGCCTTACTGGTATTGCCTTTATCGTATTCAAGCCCGGCAAGTTTTCCTTCCAGCCAAACCTTGTTGAACATGTTGCCGAGCCAGGAATAATACATCGAGAGGATCTTCTTAGCCTCAGAGCCGCGCTGGCCCCCTGCCTGGTCCAATATAGAGCCTGAACCCATTGTCCTAGTTACCGCTTCATCGGCCATGTTCTTGGCCTTCTCATCGCCGTACTGCTCGAGCGAGTGCTTATAGACTTCCATCCAAAGGGGATAAGACAGCGCCTGGTCCGCCATAGACTGTATTATGAAGCCGTACCTCTTAAACGCCGAATCCTTCCCCTGCCACTTTTTCGAGATCTCCATTAGATCGCGGTCGCGCATGGTGGACCTTAGCCTCATCCGTTCGGACTTCGATTGAACAAAAGCAATGCCGGCAGCGGGGTCAACGGCAAAATCCGAAACAGCCTTTGAGAAGCGCCTGGGCCCTATGGTCCAGACTGTATTTATGATGTTGCCAGTTATGTCCATCGGGAAAGAGAACAGGCGGTAAGCAAGGGTCGCAAAGGTGGTATTGAACCTGAACCAGCGGAAAACCTTATCCATACTGGTTAAGAATTCCCCCTGGTCTGAAGCCACAGATTTAAGCGATTCAGTCATCGCTCTATAGCCTTTCACGCCGATAGCGTTCTCTACCGCGTCCCGAACCTCGGCAGTGCTCAGGAACCGGTTAACATCGATAATAACGGGCCTGAAAGCCACATCGTGGACCACATTCTCCAGGTGGCTGAACAGAACGCCCAGCTCAAGCCTTACTGGGCGTTTAAGGCTGTCAACGCGCGCTTTGGTATGGCCGTGGTCGGTATGCGCCGCGGCCGAGCTGTACTGCTTATAAAGGGCGTTCTTTTGTTCTGTGTTATTGTAAGCCTGGGCCGACTTATCAAAATCGTAAGCTATGGGGTAATAGCCTCCTTCGTAGGATCCCCAGGAGCGGGTTATCTTCGTTGCCTGCACTTTGTCCGGGGCCCGGCCGGAAACCTTCATCTCCAGGCCCGCGATGTCCGGCCAAAAGGTTTCAAGGTAGTTCCAGACATCCTGAACAAAATCCCATTCTTTAACTTCAAGGGTGCCGAGGATCCTTTCAACCTGGGTCTCCCCCAGCTTAAAGCCGCGCATTATGCGGTCCTTGTTGCCTTCGTTGCCCCAGTTCAGCGCCATGGAAAGGATCTCTTCCCGGGTAAAGTAGCGTCCGCTGTTCTGGTCGATGTTTTCAAAGAACTTACGCTCAACCTTATAGCCGGCCAGCTCTTTCTCGGTGAAATACTTTTTGAACAGGCCGTTAATGTCCTTGGTCATCTTCTCGTACTTAGCAAGCTTGCGGTCCTCGGCCATCTTAAGAGGGCGGTAAACATAGTTCTGCATGGGCCCGTCTTCTTTGCCGCCGTCTAAATATTTGCAAAGGGTTAAAAGGTTAACCATGTCTCCTATAACCGCATCCGGAAGCTTTAAAACAGAGTCGAGCTTCTCCATTAACTCGGAAGAGTGTTTGTGCCCGGCGGCTAACTGCTCTTTATACTTCTGTCCTATCTCAAGACTGATGGAAATGCTGGCTTTTTTGGCGGCCTCTTTTATATCGCCCTTGATGAAGTCGCTGAGAAACCGCTCGTACTGTCGGCCAATCTTGCCTATGGCGTCAACGGCCTGTTTGATATCTTTAAGCTCTCCCATGGTAACGCTCGAGAAAGGTTTTTCACCGGATCCCAAAAGCGTTTCCGGAAGAGATAAGGTGTAATAGTTCTCTTTCACGCGCTCAATGAACTCCGGAAGATTTTCCTGCTTCCACTGCCCCTTCTCGTCCCTCAGCCAGCCGGTCGCGGTGGCTATATCCTGCGCGCCCTCGCCCTTTTCGTCCATGTCTTTTGCAAGCTTTAATAGAGAGTCGGAATCCTCGCCCGGACTACTTTTAAGGCCGAACCTGGAAAGTAGTCCATCTATCTGCCGGACGAAACCGTAAGGCATGTGCCTTAGCTCACCGCCGCGCTCCCGGTACTTCTCGAACGATTTAACTATCCGGTCCGCTTCTTTCGAGTTCTTCAGCGCCTGGGAAGACAAGGCATGGTTCATCATCTGCTGTCCCTTGTACTTGGCCGCGCGCTTCATATCGTCTTTGCCCATCGCTTCGACAGCCTTCATGGCGGCGTTGCGCTCGGCCGTAAAATAGGGCACGTAGGCCGTCGCTTCCTTCACCGGCCTGCTGTAAAGCTTATCCATAGCGGTCTGACGTGCCATGCCAGCCTCAGAGCTTACCCGCTCCCGTTTCGCTTCCCGCACCCGGATGTTCACCTCGGCCCGGAAAAGCAGCTCTTCCAGGATCGCCTTTTCATAGGCGAGAAGCTCCAACTGCTTTTCGCTGTGAACGATCCGCATGGCCTCTTCCTTTATCTTTTCCATGTCGAAAAAGTTGGCCATATTCAGGTTCACAATATATTTGGCGTATTCTTCATCATTGCGCTTCTTAAGCATCGCTTGAGCCATCTCGTCCCCGCAGGAATAACCCTGCTTCTCCGCGAAGGACTCGAACTGCTCGAGCTTCTCTGCCGGCAGCTTCTTTTTAACGAACTGTACGGCCGCTGCCCTGGCGTCGTCCCCAAGCTTCTTCTCGTATTCCTTCATCACCTTATAGATAGGCTGGTTAGCTACATAGTCCTGGGCTTCCTTGGTGGCCTTTGCGAGCGCTTCCTTATACTCTTTCTTTTTGGTGGTCATGTTCTCTAACTGCTGGCCGTAGAGCAGGGCCACAGCTTCGTCATGCGCCTGCAGCTGGAACTGCTTAACTTTTTCGGCTATCTCTTTGGGTAGCTTCGAAAAGTCCAGGTCGTTGGCAAAGCCCAGTTCGCGCTCAGCGTGGGAGATCTCTTCCTCGGTCGCGAGCATCCGGTCGAAGATCTCTTTTATCTCAGGGGACACTTCCACCTGCAGGGCGCCGATATCTTTGTAAACCTTCGTCATCCACCGGCGGAACTGATTGAACACCCGGCGCAGCCCTTCGCTCGGGGCTTTCCCTTCGGCAAGGTAGGCCTCAAACCCTTTCGCAAACTTCTCCTGCTGGTCAGTATTCAGCTTATCCTGTCCCTCTTCGATCTTCAGCCATTCCTTTATAGCGGCCCATTCCTTCAGGTAAGCCTCCCCGGCCTGGCCGGAAAGAACGAACTGAAACTTATCGTTAAGCCACTTATGCGCCATCTCGTGCATAAAGGTGGAAGCGTCAGCTTTAAGCAGGTGTATGACGGCTTTTTTGTTGTCGGGAGAAAACTGAATAAACCCCCGGGGATCGGCTTCTCCCTGGAAGAGAGGGCCCCCGAAGTAGTCCTTGACATTGGAAAGCATCTGTTGTATACTGATTTTAGAAACAGCCTCTTCGCCTGCTTTAAGGGTCGCCGCCGGTTCGCCGGCAGGCTGACTATGCGGAAGAGGTTGTTTTGTTTTATCCTCGATAACGTCGTAGAGTTCAACCCCTTTCCTGTCAAACGATATATTCCCTTTCTTTTCCTGCGCTACCAGCCTTATCGTGTAAATGTGCCCGTCAAGCGATACCGGCACATAAAACCGGTGATAAACAACCACGTCTCCCTTAGCCTCGGGTTTCATATTCGGCACGCTTTCTATCAGCGTTGAGTGCTCTATAAGCTTCCTGATGGACATTATCCCCGCGTTTCGTACCGGCATCGAGGACCTTGATACCGGCCCGCTGGACCAGACCATATGTTTCACGCTCTTCGGTAGGAGCTTCATAAAATATTCTTTGTCCGCCGTATTTATCTCTTTGCCCGTGCCGATCTGCTCGGCCAGCTTATCCATTAACTGCTGGGCTGTCATTGTCTCGCTGGTATGTTTGAGCTTTAATATAGGCACCAGCCTGGCAGGGTCAACATCCCGGTTTGCCGGCTGCATATAGGTCTTATCGTTCGCCTCGATAGCCTGCTTAACCTTTTCGGCCGTAAGCTCCGAAAGGGGCACGGTAAGGGTGTCCGAGGCGTTCAACCCTTCATGCTTATTCGGATTATCGAACACAACGAGGTCCGGCAGCTTAAGGTCCGCGCTTCCCTTCTGTACGCCCTTAAACACACCGCCCGCCTGCTCGATTATCGTTTTCGCGTCAGTATCGCCCACCTTCGGGATCTCGTTTACCACCGGCACATCAGGCCGCAGTCCGGACTTAACTTCCAACGGCTGCCCTGTCAGAAGCTCGTTTACGCTTATTCCGCGGGCCTTAGCCTCTACTACAGCTGCCTTCGCGGCTATCTTTGCGTTGCCTTCAACAAGCTTCCCGAACTCCTTAGCCTTCATTTTTGTGGTGTTACCGGCCTTTTCCTGCTCAACCTTATAAAATCTGTAAGCCTGGTCGTATTCCTGGGAGTCCTGCGCCTGTTTCTGAACGCCTTCTTTAGCCTTCTCCTGCTCGGCGCCCATCTGCTCGTCAACTGTGGACTGCATCTCTTTTGCCTGGCGTGGAGTATTCCCTTCCGGGCTGAACTTTATGTCTTCGGAAAGGCCTTTATAATGCTCGCTCCCGGCTACTTTGTCCACCCACGTTGCCAGAGGTATCTGCAGGTCTCCACCAGTATCAACAGCCTTCTCCTGGGCGTACTGCTCGCTTATGCCCAGCTCGCTTGCCACGGTCGCGGGATCTATGTTCTTTGACTGGAAATATGTTTCGAACGCCTCGGCCGGGATGAACACATTCTCCACCGGAGAATCCTTAACGGCGTCCTCGATGAACTTTCTATGGGCTTCCGGCATGCGCTTGCGGAGCTTCGAGGCCTCGGCAGTGTCTCCTATAGCCTCATAAACCTGCTTTGTCTGCTCAGCCTGGCGGATGCTCGCCTGGGCGTTGTACACATGCAAACTGCCGCCAAACATCCCTGGGATAAGCACACCCTGGGCCACAGGGTTGATAACGCCGGTGCCTTCTTTAAGTATCTGTCCGGCAGGTTTCTCTTCAAAATCTCCCCAGCCGTCCGCGGCCTTCGCGCGTTCGGCGCCGAAGCCGGTGTTTATCTCCTGCAGGTATTCGGTCGAAACTTCCCCGGCTTCCATAGTTACCAGCATCAAGCCGGCTTTCCTGATGGCCTTTGACATGGTCATATTGGCGAAGACCTTGGGGTTCTGCGCTATAACTCCCACGATCTTATCGGAGCCGGGTATCTTGGAAAGCGCGGCCATTGCTGTCTTTCCCATAGGCTTGGCAACTCCATGGAACAATATAAGCTCTCCGGTCGCTTCAAGCGCGGCGTTTACCAGGCCGACTGTCCGGGCGGCCTTCGCTGCTACAACCGGCTCGATCGGCACGCCGTTTTTATCGGTTATCTTTTTGTATTCGTTAAAGGCCAGGCCTGCTTCCATCGTATAAGCGAACTCGCCAGCTCCCAGGGCAAAGCCTGCCTTAGCGGCTATTCCTGCGCCTGCGACGCCTGTTGCCACGGCTCCCGGGCCGGTAACGGACCCAACAGCAGCGCCGGCCGCAAAGCCCAGAGGGGCAAGCTGCGCCGCGCGCGTAAGCCCTTTCGCCCCGCCTTGTATCCAGTTAGCCCCCTGCGAAGCGGCAAAATACATGGGGTGGAAGCCTTTAGGCTCTCCTTTATAGAACGGCTCGAGCTCTTTCTCTACGGCCAATATCTCCTCGTCATTTTTGGTGGAAAATGTCCCGTTCTTTGTGGTTTCCGACAGCTGCTCTGAAGCCAGCCTTGAAAGCTTTATTTCAAGCGTATTCCTTTTCCAGCCTGTCGACGCTTCTTTTATTATCCGTTCATGCAGGGCCAGGTTATCAAAGTCGTCCTTGGCAACGGCCATATTCTTCGGCTCCTGCAGGAACTTGGCCGTGCCGGGATACTCTTTCTCAAGCTCCCCCCAGAACGAGCTCGGCGGCGCGTTAACGGCCTTCTCAACTGCCGGCAGGTTATTCGCCACGAAGACCTCGGCCTCTCCTGTCTGGCCGGCAAGGCTTATAACCTTAGCGGCATGGTCCGGCTCAAGGTCCGCCGTTTCTTTATAAGTGCTTTCCAGCGGGCTTACCCTATCGGGCAGGATAGGCTCGGATATCTCCGCGCTGCCCGGAGATACCGCTAAAGGCAATTTATCCGGAAGGACCAGCGTGTCTTCGTTGTCTGGCATCTATTTCGCTCCAAAATTAAAGTGCCGTATAACGGCGTTTACGTTGGCGGGAGTTACCGGGACGCTTGGATCTTTCTTTCTTTTTTTGACCAGGTACTGTATGGCCTTGTTCGCGGCTGTTCCCTTTTTCAGGCTTTCATAGCCGCCAAGCTGCCTAGCGAAATCTTCAATACCTGAAACGCCTACACTGCCAAGTATCGCATCTGTTTCATCGTCCCCGATATCTTCCTGCATTTTTCCTTTGGCTAATGCAAGCGCGTCCCGCTTTTTGCCTTCAACTTCATAAAGGGGCTTTCCTCCAACGCTTCCGATCTTTCCAAAGAACGGCATCACTATGTCTTTCCCGCCGGTTTTTTCGAGCTGGTCGTTGGCTATCTTCCATGCCTCTTCGGGCGACTTATCCCTTATGGCAAGCAGTATCGAATAAGCGATTTCGTCTTTCTTCTTTTTATTGCTGCCAAATCTTTTTGTCAGCTCAAGGTCGATGCGTTCCTTTACATTCTTATCGTCAACCTTCACCCCTTCCGCCTGCGCCTTGTAGAAATCCATCCTCAACCCTTTCCACTCGGAGGGCGAAAGCTCCCCGCGCTTCAAGGCTTCATCTATGTCTTCCTGCTTGGCATCCTTATCCTGTATCCTCTCCCAGAGGTCCATATAAACGCCTACATGAGCCTCATCCGGGGCGGTATAAAGCTTCTTTACCAGCTCCTGCTTAAGCCCGCTGTCGTAGGCGTCGACGCCATATTTCCCCACAAGCTTGCTGGCCTCGTCGTAGCTCTGTCCGTTTTGCCTGGCAGTGTAAAGCTCGTTCATAAACTCGTTGGTGTTGGCGGCCTTTGCCTGCGTTATCTGCATCCTCATTTCGCCGGCTTTTGCCCTTATATAGCCTGAGACATGATCTTTCTCTTCCGGCTTAAGGTTAAGTTTATCCAGCTCAGCCACCATGGCCGCCTCGTCCGGGTTCCCGTCCGATAGCCTCAGCCCTTTTACTGTGTTCCAGGCCTCCGCCTGCAGGTTAACAAGCCCGGCTCCCTTAAGAAGCTTTTCGCCCGACATCTGCCCTTCGGCCGACAGCTGGGTTTTTACCTTTTCGTAGAGCGCCTTAGATCCCTCGTAATCGCTTTCCGCGTGAGTTCCGATATAGTTAAGCACCGACTTCGTAAGCACGTCCTGCCCCGCCAGCTTTGCCACCTCCGGCCGGTCGCCGTTGCGCCTGGCAGACTGCTCCATTATCGAGGCCGCGCCCATTGCTCCGGAGAGCGCGGCGTTAGCGTCCGGGGCGTTTGCCACATCCGACATCCTCTGCTCTATATTGGCCTTAACCGAATCGTTAAAAGCTACGCGGATCTGAGTCGCCTCGTTACGGATAACATTATCCCTGTGCTGTACGGCCGAGTTATCGGCCAGCTTAATGAAGTTGGCCTGCACTCCCCCGGGAAGGGTCTTGGCATATTTCTGTTTTAAGTCTTCGACCGTCAGGTCGAACGCCTTCGAAGTCCCCCGGGCTCCTTCTTTAGTGCGCACAAGCAAGCCTTTCGGCATCCCGTTCTCGTCTTCGGCAGGATCGTAAAGAGTATTCTGCAGCTCGGTGCGGAAGGCCGTGTCCGCTTCAAGTATCTTCTTATGGGTCTCTACTTCCTGCAGTTTTATTGCGTGTTCGCTGACAACGCCGGCTATCTTTCCTACGGCCTCAGCTTGTTTGGCCTGGGCTTCCAAAACATCCGTGCCGGCCGCGGCCGCTGTGGGCCTGGTAAAACTAGGAGCCTTTATATCCGCCTGGCGTTCGTAAACCGGTATTTTCATAAGCCACCGCCCCATATGTCGAGTTTAGAGTTGGAAGACCTGGTGTTTCTTGTGCCAATAGAAGGCGCCCTTTTAGAAGAAAGCCCCCACCCTGCCGCGGATCCGTAATCAAGCCACTTGCTTGCCACGGTGGAAGCTGAGGTTAAAAGAGTAGTGTTTGCGTTGATATTACCCGCCTGCAGGGCATTATCCCCGGCCACTCGAAGCGACTTTGCTTCGTTCTTCTTGTCCCAGACGGCAAGGTCCGCGTCATAACGGATCGCCAGCTCGTCAAGGTTAGCCTGGTTTATTGTGTCCTTCAGCACTTCTTCCGCCGTTACCGAGCCGG